CACCTTCCTTACTTCTTCAGTGCAGCCTTCACCTTTTTCAGCACATCAGCCTGGTCCTTGCACTCAGCAGGATTGATGCCGAGTTCGTTTGCCAGCTTTCCGAGGTCCTCCTCACTGATGCCGTCCAGGGATGCAAGGCGAGCCTGGCGGAGTGCTTCTGCTTCCTCCGCCGCCTTCTTATCAGCAGCTGCTTTTTCGGCAGCCGCCTTTTCCTCTGCTTTCTGAACAGCCTTCGGTTTCCCGGTGATCTTTGCGAACCCCTGCCTCCGGTAAACTTCCAGGATCGGACTGGTCTCATACGCCTCCGGGATTTCCTTCGTCTCTCCAGGCAGCACGCTCACCTCGCCAATTCCGATAATCTTTCCACTTGAAGTATTTTCAATCTTCATAGCCATGTTCCTCCTCCTTTTCTTAGACACCTACTGCCAGCAATGCAGACAGAGGATAATACAATACGATACCAGCCACACGCTCCTCACAAGGAACGATGACCTCCAGGTTACGGTTCTGCAACGGATACTGATAGAACGCCATCGGGATTTCCAGGCTGAACTTATCGGCACTGTTGGTATAAAGCATCGCCACATCAACACCGTAGGGATTGGTGGCAGCGTTCTCAGCAGATAACTCCGGTGCTGTGATAATATTCTTCAGATACGGAGCGTTCTCCAGCAGGAACCGTTTCACCGTATAGCCGGTATTCGGGATCTGTCTGGTGCTGATGTCGATGAACACCGCCGGCGGCAGTGCCAGTGTATCCGCTCTCTCAACATCCTGGGTGATGCGAGACTGGTATGCGAACATTCCGTTGATGTCTGCCAAAATCTCAGCAGCACTCTTATCTTTCCAGGAGGTCTTCGTCTCAACCGTAGCGAGGGTGTAAAGCGGAATGTTGTTGTCGCTGGAAAGCATACCCATGAGCTTATGCTCCTTGTCACCGGCAAAAGCAATCTCATTGGTCTTGCGGTCAATGGCATACCTTGCAGCTTCCGCTTTCCTGGTATCCAGACTCTTTCCTGCCATACGGCTCGCTCTCATTTCCTGGATGGAGTAGCCGTAGCTGTCACCGATGGACTTAACATAGGCAGTGGTAGGGCTACCCTTCACATCGGCTCTCGGAAGGTCAGTCGCATAGTTGCTGATGATTGCAGCCATGCCGGTCTTCTCATAGCTGTAATAGGTCATCGTCTCTGCCCCTTCCGGAACCTCATGCGTGATCGGGAAGTTGTTCAGAGCGGTGAACTCCGGATAAATCTTGTCATAGGACTTGGACTTGATATAGTCCAGCTCTCTTGCAAAGAAAATCGAAGCGTCCTCGGCACTGTCGAAACGCATCTGCTTATTTCCTGCCAGAGTAGGTGCAATGTTGGATGCCATCAATGCGGCATAGTCCGCCTGGTCGTATCCAGTGGAGGGCATCTCCGGATTGTACTGATTTTTCATTGTCATTTTCCTCCTTCTTACATATTGATCTCGATAACAGCAATGCCGTCATCGGAAGCGTTGCCGAACTTGGCACCGATGTCTACGTTTCCTTCTTCCTTGTCGGTGAATGTTCCTGCATCATCGCCATCCACCACAACGTAGGCTTTCGCCTTATAGGTGGGAGTTGCATCCGAAGCAATCCTGCCCCAAATTCTGCCTTTGCGGAGGATGCCGACCGAAGCGTTGTTGGGTACAACGACCTTTCCCTTCATATCCTGCTCGGTATTCGCTGCATGAAGGACAATGCCCTCAATCTGCTCTGCGGTTGTTCCGGATGCAGGAACCTTCACACCGGTTCCTTTGGAGTCACCGATCATCGCCGCCATGCCATACTTCAGAACGCCATCCGCTTCCTCATTCTTGCGAGTGATAACCTCGTCAAAAGCGATGTCTACCTTGCCGCCTGCCACACCTTTCGGAGTGCTATAACCATAATCTAACTGTGCTGCCATTACTCATTACCTCCTTCTCTTTCAATCATTCTCTGCCTTGCAGCCGCCGCATTGCTTCCGGTCTGACCGTCCGCTCTCTGCTGCGGTGCAGGAGTACCGGACATCTGCTGCTTCTGATAGGCAACGTCCTTACGCTTGCTGGCAGCATTTACTGCCAGGTCATAAGCGGCATCGACATAGACTTTGCTCTTGCCATCGAGCCGCATTTCCGGGAACACCTTATTGACGATGGCTTTCTTGCCTTCGATGATGGACTTATCCTCCAGTCCATCCAGGTGCAACTTGTCACCCATACGGCAGATACTTAACCGCTGGCGGAAAATCTCGTCAGCAGAGTCATTGTTCATGGAGCCGGACTTATCATCGGAACCGTCCGCATTATCCTCGGCATCGGTACATCCTCCATCTGCTGAGTTGGCACCAGAGCTTCCGTCTGCGGCATCTATATCAGCACTGCCATGTGGCTCGCCGCCGGATGCACCACCTTTCAGTTCAGCCAGGAACTCCTCCACTACGCCGATCAGCTTCTCCACGCCGCAATCCTCCTTTTTCTCCTCCTGCATCGAGGGTTCACCCTCAGTAGAAGGCTCGCCGGCAGGAGCTGCTACCGGTTCCTCGATGCCTACACCATCCTTTTCTTCCGGAAGCGCTTCCGCACCAGTGCTGCCTTCTCCAGCAGGAGCAGCTGCCTCTGCCGGCTTCGATCCGGCTTTATACTGATTGATTGCTTCGACCAGTTCTTCCGGAGTCATGGCAACGCTGTCTTTCCTTGCGTTTTTTCCATCCATTTTTCTGTTACCTCCTTTTGATTTTTTATCATCCAACTCGACTTTCTTCCCATCGAGATTAAGATGCGCTTGCTCCCCGGCTCTCGCACTTTCGACAATCGCCAGGTGGTTGATGCGAATATTCGTCTGAATGGCATCATACGGTTCGCCATTCCATTCGCCAGGTTCTTCTATGAGGTCCAAATTATATCCGAGGCTCAGTTCCCGGTACGGTGTCTTCTTTACCTTGTCGATGTCATGGATGACAACTTTGCATCTGACATCCGAACCATCCTGGAAACCTTCGCTTAGAATGGTTCCGACAATCTCCTTCATTACGTTGTCCTTGTCGATTGAGCCTGCTTCGTGGGTGATGATTACCGGTTTCCCGGCATACGAAGCAAGGGATTTCTTATCGAAAACGTGTTCTGGAAGCCTCAGTTCCCTTCTTACTCCGCCATCCGGCAATCCGTATTCAAAAATGCCGGTTGATGTGACAATAGGCGTATCATGCAGAAATCCCTGCTCGTCAATGCTGGTGCTGCCGATAGGGATGCTGTCAATCCTTGTCACTCTTTTCAGTATTGGTTTGTCTCTTATCTCCATTGGTCTTCTCCTTCCTTCTCCGTTTTTCCTGCCTGGCTACATGAGCGATTGCTACCTCGGCGGTCCTATCCGGGTATCCTTCCTTATTGCTCACTCTCCTCACCTTCTTTTTCACCCATCGTTTCAGCAGACAATGCACCAACGGACATCATCTTCGTGAGTTCCAAAGTCAAATTCTGAATATGCTCCACTTCATCGAGCCGGATCAAGGCAAGTGCCTGGACCGTTGCGTCCATGCCTTCGACTGATGATGTGGAAGAAATCTTGTCTGTGTAACTGATAACTGCCTCTGCCTCCTCTTTTAAGGCATTGCAGATATTTTTTATTACTTCATCCATTTACCTAGCCTCCATTCCTTTTTACAATTACTTTTGACCGGTTCAATACATTGAGCCATCCTGTGCTTGTATCTTCAATCGCATCATAGCCAAGTGAAGCAGCAATAGCTCCTGGATCAGTGACTATATATCCCAATATACCGTCAGCATTTGATAGGCTTCCTCTGTATGCCCGGACAATTTCAATCAAATCCGTATCCTTAATAACTCTCGCATCTGCGGATAGCTTCATCGTCAAAATGCTGTCTTTATCAGCATAGCTTTTAGCAGTATTCAAATCTGACGATACATTGGTTCCAGTGCCATTGGCTCCCCCTCCTACATATCTTTTGCCAAACATGAAGTCATCGACTTGCTGCTTTGATTGGACTCCTCTGTACTGGACTGGAAAACTACTGGCTATCGCTTCAAAGTCTGCTTCAGATACGACTTTCGGAAGGTTGTTATACCCTATTGCATCATAAAACGCTCCAGAATATTGAGCTTTCTTCCATTCGGGGTCAGCAGTAACGTAATGTTCTGAGTACAAGGACAAATCGCCCATTCCGTCTGCGACATTTTTCATCCGTTCCATCCCGCTCTCTTTTGACAAAATGCTGCTTTGTCCTGCGAGGCTCGGCTGTGCAGTAGTGTGGATTTCGACATCTCCTGCTACTGGCAGATTGATATTGCGGTTGAACACCGGTCTTCCGATACACCGGCACTGGAAGTCCTGCCCTGGGTGGCATTTCCTTCCATCAGAATTTTCTGGAGGATCATCCCAGGAGAACTTCCTGCCATTCAGCTCCCGGTGGCTTCGCCTCACCCTTTCGTCTCCACAATCACTCCAGATGTACTCCGTAATTCCAGCATCCTGCTGTTGAGCTTTCTGTATCTGGCCGTTCAACTTTGCTGTCTGATCCCTTGCGATCAGTTCCGCCCGGCGGCGGCTTACACCGTATGCCCTCTGTATCTCCTTGACAATCCGGGTAGTGGTCTTCCCATTGGTGAAGCCGTCATATACGATATCCTTCATCTTTTCCAGGGTATCTTCTGGTATGGAGGAAATCAGTCCGACATTCTCCTCTACCCATTTCTTCAGCTGCTCTACATAAAAATCCCCCAGGTAGTAATCCTCTCGGATGTCAATACCCAGGGTAGCTTTGATTGCCTTCTTCCATTCTTTGACTGTCAGCTTACGATTGAGGTGTGCCAGTGACTCCAGTTTACGCCGCAAACCAAAGCCTATTGTCCTGGCGATGACATTGTTCTTTATCGTGGTGAATATCTGAGAGACGGCAAGCATCAAATCCGTTGCTGAGTCATTCCTTCGGTTCTCCCGGACTTCCGCATCCCGGTTCTCCTTATAAACCTCCTTCAGCTTCGGCAGTTGCTCCTCCAGTTCCGTCTTCAGTATCGCCATGTAAGCGTTTGTGGTCCGGACATACTCCCTTTCAGCAGATGCCGGTATCTGCGGATCATACTTGCTGTTCAGCGTATCGTGACCGTAGAATTTCCGTCCAACCTTTTGCATAAGCAGCCGGTTCATCTGCACTTCATCCATATCTTCCACCACCTCCTTCAAACAAAAACAGCCTATGCGGATGACATAGACTGCTTATGGTCTCTATTCTGTTTTCTGTTCTGCTTATGTAGGAAGCAGAGCTACTTCTGTGCGGAATGTACTTTGCATCAATTCCTGGAGCTTCGCATATCCTCCTGCTATGTTGATGAACTGCGTTTTCTTCGGCTCCATGATTTCCAGATACATCATGCAAGCCGCCTGGTTCAGCTTGTAGAACGTGACTTCCTTATTCTGCGAGTTCTTCCCGGATGCCTTCTTGAACATTGCCTTGCTGTCTTCATCCAGGAGAGGCATGATCCTTTCCTCAATCCGCTTAATCACCTTATGGTTCGGAGTCTGAAACAATTCCGCAATCTGCAATGATGTGATGAAGCATTTCATCTTGGAGCCTTCATTTGAGCCATTTGTAGCCTCATGCCAGCTTTCCCTGGCTTCATCAGTAGTATTTTGTGTATCAGCAGATAAATCCAGCTCCTGGGCTAATAACAAATTCATCGCCATCTTAAAGCCTGCTTTGAAGCCATCTTCCTCAAACTCAACTGCCACATCCGTCATTTTGGTGTACGCCTCAATCTTCTTCAGCATACCGCCTTCAATGTGTCGGCTACAAAAATCATCGAACACTTCCGCACACCGGACAGCTTCAGCAGAATGCCTTTCCTTATCCTGGCAACTCTCGACATACTGGAAGAACAGCTGCTGAATTGCCTTATCATTGAACTTCAATGCTTTATCCATATCATGCCACCTCCACATCAAAACCAATCGCCTTCAGTTCCTCGCTCTCAAATCCATTTGCCCGGAGAAGCCTTTCAGCTGTCTGTGCATCTACAAATTCAAGGAGCAGGCTGCTCAAAACATCCGCCATTTTCTCCAACTGCTCTCTGCTCAATTCGCCCATATCTGAAACCTCCTATCCAAAGTCTTCTGTATTTTTGTATCGTGCGGCGAACTATAACAGCACCACCACCGTTGTCAATAGTTTTACTGAAAAATTACGTTACTGTATGTAGCTGCTCATTGTTTCAGCGAGCATCCGGAGACTTTCCTCGAACGGTGGAAACAGAAGCTGGCTTTGCAATTCCTCCAGAGTCATCCACCTTGCATTGAGCATTTCATCACCATCTGCTTCTGGAGTTCCGGAGAACTGATCCGTCCAATACACCATAGAAGGCAGATATGAGCCTGTGCCGCCTTTGTATTCGCCCAAAGGTTGTAGGTTGAGGGGAACGATATTAAACTCCTCCATCGCCTCCCTTACAGCTGTATCTTCGGGTTCCTCTCCTTCTTCTACATGACCTCCCGGTCCGCACACGCCTTCGTTATTTCTTCTGGAAGCACATAAAATCTTGCCGTCTTTGATGATTATAACTGCGGCTGCCGGATAATCTGCTCCATCGCCTTTTTCAGAAATGCCTTCCACAACGATTGTTTCATCGTCTCCGCTGGCATCTCCTTCAGTGTCCTTAATGACTACCTTCTCGCCAGTTCGTAGCTGACTGCCAGGCATATCAATCTCAATGGTTCCGCCTTCATCTTCATCAGCAGTCTGTCCGAGTATTTCTATCGGCTCCCCGACCGTTGCCTTTTCGCCTACATCAAACGTATCTTCGGGAAGATTGAGTTCTTCTGACAGAACCTCCTCTATCTCAAAGTCTCCTTCCGATGCCAGCGACTTCCTCACTTCTGAAGGGTCCAGGACATTGCTGTCCATATATACTTGTGCCGTCTGAGCTTTGACCTGCTCTGTCTCTGCCTTTGTCTTATCAACATTGGCTTTTTCAGTGTCGGACATGGACCATAAGGCAGCAAACTTTGTCTTATACTTAGGGATTTTCGTTACCTTACCCTCTCGCTTCCCTTGTATGAGTATCAAATCTAATACTGTCCTGGAGTTCTTCTTCATATTCTGTTTCTGAATATTCTCCACCATGTTGTAGTAGTTCTCCATGTCATTCTCACCAGTGGAGTTCATTCCTGCAGGAGACCGCCCAAACAAAATCGTCTGAGGAATTTCTGTTACTGCCGACAGCATATTGCAGGTGGAGTCCAGGACATCTTTGACTCCCGACATTGAGAAGGTCTTGAAATCATAGTCCTCACCGTCACTGTCGATGGCTATGGAGTTCAAAATGCTCCTTGCCATATCAATGACCTGGAGCCTTTGCAATACCTTATCTTCGCCATCTTCTGTACTGAGCAGATTTGCCAGGTTCTTCATCTTGTAGATTGCCTGCACACATCTTTCCAGCAGCTTCGTTCCATTTTCGTGAGAAGTGATGCACTCCCTCAACGCCCTCTTGATCTTGACATATTCCGGGATGCCCCAATACCGATAAATTGCATTGGTGGTCTGCTCCGGGAGTCTACCATTTCTGAATACCAGGCATCTGCTCCGGTGTACGATGAAGTACCCATAGATGCTGAACACCTGGTAGTATTCCGGTTCTGCAAATGGACGGTCGCTGTCAAGCGTATCGAGGAAATGAAAATTATACATCGAGGTGTAGTCCGGCTGGACTATTGCCCTCTCAAACACCCGGAGTTCTTCGATTGACCGGACATTCGCCCAATCGAGGGGTTCCTCCAATCCTCTGCCGTCATCAACAAGCATTACAATTATGGAGCCGCCATAGAGTCTCGCCCACTTTTCAGCCGTAGCAAACTTTGACTCAAAATCCAGGTCATCCATGCGGTCATCGACATATTCTGCAATGCTGTCATCACCAAAATCTATGTCAAATCCATGCTTTACTGCTTCCTCTGATGGGCGGTCAATGATTTTCGTGAACAGACCATTTCCTTCATACAGCCGTATGAGTTCCATGTCGTTCGTGATAATCTCCTGGTTATACTGGTACGCTGTGGAGCTGTCTTGTGCGGTTCCGTATTTGTTCAGCAGGTTGCTATAACCATCCTGCCGGAACTTCTCCTGGGTGCCTTCTATGATTGCGGCTCCCCTTTGCAGTTTCAACTGCCGGTCCAGCATGGCTTTCTGCTGTTCATTCATTTCTTGCGTTACCTCCTTCCTTATAGCAAATTGTCAATGTTGAAGCCCATGCCAAGCGTTATTTCATTGAAGGCTGAACTGCTGGCATCCACCATATCCTTCCACTTACTGTCCGGGAAGGACTCCAGCTGATTGAGATATGCTTCGTTCCATTCCCCGGCAACTAAGTCAAACATTCCATGCTGCCATTGTGCCGCCATAGGCTCCGCCCTGGTCTCCTTATCACCGGACTCCGGTATCATGTTCACATCAAAGCCGGCAAGCATATTCATGTAGGAAGCCTTCTGATCCTTTCCTGCCTGCCCTGGGTCTTGCGGCAACCGTTGTCTGCACCATAGGTACTTAGCATGATCCATCTGTGCAGTAAGCAATACGGTTTTCCGGACATCACCGGCTTTCAGCTGGCGATTGATAACATCAATGATGACAAATCTGCCATTTTCTCTCCTTCCCATGAGGACACCGGCAGTAAATGCGGCTTCGTCATCTTCGTCTTTGTCTGTGGCTGCCAAATCCCACCCTCGACATACAGCTACCAAATCCTTCGGTACTTCAGTGAGGATTTCTCCAATCTGGCTACGCTTGAAGAAGGAACCAGCGGCTGCCTTAATCTTCCAGTTACCTTTCAGCAGTCGTTCCATATCAACTTCGGTCATCGCCTTCAAGTTTGCCAAATATCCAGGGTCGCTATCCATGAGGATTTTATTGTCTTCGAGGCGGCTTGCAATGAACGTAACACTTTTGCAGTCCTCTACATTGACATCGTACTCTTTCGCCAGTTCTTCCGGACTGTTTCCCCAATGAATGATGTCATTCAGCACCACCATCCACCGCATCACACCGGATCGTTCCGGAATGGCATACCCGGTTTCCTGGTCTATCCACCAACTAATAAAGTCAGCCACCCACGAGTCACAATCCGGATTGCAGGTCGCTCTCACATACGGTCGAACACCGCAAGTAGTTCTGTTTCGGGAGAGCATATACAGAAACTGGTGCTTCGTGAAGTGTGTCAATTCATCGAAGCCGATATATGCAATCTCTGTACCTTGCCAGGATTTGAGGTCTTCATCTCTTTCGATGTGGGCGAAACTCAGCTTCGCTCCGCCGTCAAATCTCCAGTGCAGCTTCGGTGACTTCCTGGAATGAGCATCCGGGACCTGCCCGAACAACTTCTGGCTGGCATCCCACAAGCCGCCCTCTGCCGTTATCTGATTGTAATTGTGTCGGAAGATAACAGCACCAAAGCCTCTGACATCTTTATGCCGGAGACCTTCCATGAGCAGAGCATACGTCTTTCCACCGCCGGCTGCACCACCATATATGATGATGTCCGCCGAGGACGCCATGAACTGTGTCTGAGGTCCAGCCTGGGGTGCAATCTGGAAGGCATCATTCTTATCCCTTCCGTTGTTCGGCAGATTGATTGTCGGGTACGCAAGCTCCACAAGCTCACTTTCTTCTTCCGGTATGAGTCCAAATCTATTCAAATCTCCGGTCAATTCTCCAATCAGCCGGATGGCGGATGTGTCACCTTCGACTAAAGCCTTCTGCATGAGCCGGACAACGACCGCCGTTTGATAATTCTGATCTCCCTTTTGGATACCGAAGGCTTCCAGGTTCTTCTTGTTGTTTTCTCCAACCACCTCCATTGACATGAGAGCCTTTGCCGTTTCACGCATGGATTTTTTTGCCCTTCGAGCTTCTCCGGATTTAATGCCGCCGTTCCTGCCCCTCGCCTTTGCTTCCTCTTTGGTTCGTACCGGCTTTAAGTCCTTCTGTGCCACATCTGCCTCACCACCTTTCCATAGGCACGAAAAAGGAACCCGATATAGCCTTGTGCAGCCTTTTTCCGAGTTCCCTTGATGGATTTGTTACCTATTCAGTTTCCGGGCATCTACGCCCCATACAGACAGCTGACTACTTCCTTCCCCTTCGCTATCGCTCCGGGTATGTCCGTACCTATCTGCTTATAGAACTCCGGATGTACCATGCACTCATACGCCCTTGCCATCGCATCCCTCTGTGCCTTCGTAACATTTATCCGGAAGTCCTTTGCAATCCGGAGAGCCTTCTTCCACTCCCCGGCTTTTACTGCATCCCTTACAATGTCTGTCTGCTTTACCAGCTTTCCATCTCTGACTACCATACCAACGCCTCCTAAACTCTGAACATATTCCAGGTCCAATACTAAGTGCTGCCAGCTTACTTCCGCAATTTCCCAAGAAGCTCGTCTTTTTGTTTTGCACTGATTGTCTTTAATGTGAATGATGTAAAAATATATCCAATCACGCTTTTCTTTGCTTCATGAGTTCCAATATTTTTTGCCGCATATACCATTGCATATAATTCTGAATATGTCATAAGTGCTACCGCCTTTCCTCTGTTATTTATCGTACTCGTAACGTAGCACCTGCGTTTTTGGTGTCAATAGGTTTTTCAGAGAAAATACTGATTTTTTCAGCTATGCGTTGTAGTCCGGCTCCAGCTTCCTTCCCTTCTTGAACTGCTGGAAGTCCGCCCACTCCTTATTGCCTACCTTGCCCTGGCTCCTCGCCCATGTATAGTAGTTCTCCCATGAGCAATCATCAAACAGAGACAACTGCTTCGGTTCCAGTGCCGCTTGCTCCTCGATTGTCATATCCAGGTCAGTCTTACCGTTCCGCTTCCCGGTGAGGGTATGAACATCGAACACCCAATCCGGTATTCCCTCCACCCCCAGGTGACATTTCGTGATGTCGATATGCTCAATCTCGTTTTCATCCAGGATGCGATCCGGCAACATGAAATTGCAGGCTACATAGCAGGCATCCCGGTTCTTCCTTGCCTGGCATAACAATGTAATCGCCTTCGCCGCAAAAAGAGGGTCCTTATCATATCCCTTCCTGCCTTTATTGCAGAAATCATCTGCCAGCTTCAGAGCGATTACTTCCTTCGTCATAATGCCATAGCAGTCCTCCGCCGATACGACCACCAGCCGCTTCCACATATAGGTGTGGAAATTGCCGAACAGTTCATAGGCGGCATATCCTGCCAGGTTCGGATTGTTTCTCCGGATTGCCTTCTGCATCATTGATGCCATGTCATACATATTATGACCGTTCTTAGTTACCAAATCATAAGCCATAACGCCAACCTC